GCGGCGGGCCAGCGCGCGGGCATCCTCGCCGGGCTGCTGATTGATTTGGATGGTGAGGTTTATGGTGGTGGGGCCGCCCGAACTGGGATTGATCCCGCGCGCGATCGGCATGGGTGAAGCCAGCGCGGGCGCAGCCAGCCCAAGCGCACCGGCCGCCGCCACGCGTCCGGCCATGCGCCGCACCGCCTGGCGGGGCGCATCGCGCCCCCGTTCCACGCCCAAGGCAAGGCCGCTGGTCAGGTGCCCGCCCATTTCCATGAACAGCCGCGATGGCGATTTGATGCCCATGGAGGAGGCGAAAGCAGCCCCGACCCTGCCAGCAACGCCCAGCACAGCTTTAACGGCACTGCCCGCCATTGACAGTATGCCCCGGATAAGCCCGCTGACGATGTTGATTCCGAAGTTGAAGAAACGGCCGGCCAGCCCTCCGAAATATGCTTGGATCGTGAACCACGGCCGGATGAATGGCGCGGCGATGCCGGAGACCTTGGCGACCATGCTGGAGGTTGCGGCCTTGATGCGATCCCAATTCCGGTAGACGATACTCGCCACCCACAGAATGGCGGCAGCCCAAGGTGCGAAAATCACCAGGGCGCCCAACAGGACGTTGCGGATCTGCACCCAGTTGCGCCGGAAGAACCCGCTGAGCGGCCCCCAATATCGGTAGACCGCATAAGCGGCCAGTGCGACGGCAGTGGCGAAAAGGCCTATCGGCGTGGTGAGCAACATGCGCCCCGCAAACAGCAAACCGCGCCCGAACATCAGCGCGGCACCGCGGGTGGCGGTAAAGCCGGACACCAGTTGGGGAAAAGCTTTAGCGATTGACCCCATTGCGCGGAATTTGGCCCACCACCCCCAGGCTGTGGCCATCGGGCCAAGCAGGCCGCCGAACGCGAACTGCAGCGCGCCCAAGCCAATCCGCGCCACGGCAAGCCCGCCCACCAGCGTCATGAGCGTGGAGGCGGCCTGCGGGTTCGCCTGTGCCCATGCGCCAACCTTGCCGAGGACGGCGTTGGCCATGCTGAGGAATCGTGTGCCGGCCGGCAGCACGGTGGTGCCCATGGTGATGCCGAAGGCCTGAAGCTGGCCGGTAAACGCCTTCCACTGGACGGCAGCGTCCTGCGCCTGGCGCTGGGCGAACGCGGCATCAACTGTGCCCGCGCTGCCCTGCTGGATCTGCGCGCGGATCGCGCGGTACTTGTCCATGTTCTGGATCAGCGCCAGCAGGCCCAATTGCGCCTGCTCATCTTCCACCACCCAACTCAGCTTGGTCATGTCGCCGCCGGTGGTGCGCTTTGTAATTTCGGCGAAGGCTTCCATGGTGGTCTTGCCTTCGGCGCGGGCCTTTTGCATCGCGGCCGGCAGATCCACGCCAAACTTTTTGGCGAAGGCGTTAATAACCGTGGGCGAATTTACCTTCCCCAAAAGATTCTTGATGTTGTTGGCCGCTTCATCCGCGCTGCCGGCGGTGTTCATGGCCACCTGCAGGGCGGCGGTCAGATCGGCGACGGCCGGTGTGCCCTTTTGCCCCAGCGCCTGCAGGCGGGCGGTCAGCGCGGGGAACCAGCGCGCCATGTCCTTCACCTCGAACGCGCCGGCATTGCCGCCAGCGGCCATGATATCAAGCGCGCGGGCGGTTTCGCCGATCGGCACCTTCAGGTTGTTGAGGTTGGCGTAAGCCGCCGCGGCACCGTCCGCCAGGTCCACCTTGAACGCGGTGCCGAGGCGGCCGATCGGGGCGATCATCTGCACCGCGCGCCGGGGATCGAGCCCGAAGCCGGAAAGCACATCAACGCTCGCGCGCATGTCTTCGGGCAGCTGGTGAGCGGCGCGCGCCATGGCGAGGATGTTGCGCGCCATCTGCGCGGTTTCGCGGTTCGAAAGCTCGGCCTTCTGCTGGATGTCCACCATGCCGCTGGAGAAATCCATGGCGGACTTGCCGGCCAGAACGAACGGGGTGAGCATGCCGGCGCCGGCCAGCATGTTGTCCTGGCCCGCGCGCTTCAGTTCGGCGGCACGGGTCTGCATCCGGCCAACCTGGCCGTCGACCACGTTCATGCGCTGTTGCCGTTCGATCTGGCGGTTCACGCCCGCCAGCGCATCTTCGAGCTGGCGCTCGCGGGCGATCAGTTCGCTGACATTGCCGCTGGCCTTGGCCATTTCGGCCTGCACGCCGGCCATCTGGCCCTTGAGGTCGCGCGCCTCGCGCTTCAGTCCGCGCAGGGCCTGATCACCGCTGCGGCCCAGCCCGATGATGTTCTTCAGCGCNCCCGANAGCTTGTCGAGCGGGCTGAANTGGACGACCAGATTGAGCTTGTTATCNGCCACCGCGCTACTCCGTCCGGTGGACGTTGTTCCACCAATCGATCGCCCGGCGGCGCCAGGCGATCAGTTCGGCCAGATCGAGCGCGCAGATTTCGGACAGCGGCCAGTGGAATATGGCCGCAATGTCCGTCATCAGCTGCTCTACTCCGAAGCCCCCAGCATCTTCGCCACCAGCGTTTTCTGCGCTTGCGTCATAAAAAAACCGGTCACCGTGCCGGCGATCTCGGCGATATCCTCGCTCGAAAGGTTGTTGGCCTCTTCCTCGGCGATGAAGGGCGAAGAAATGCGTGGGATCAGCGCCAGCACGGCGGTGACTTCGCCATTGATCAGCTCGCCCACCTTCAGGCCGCGCATTTCGCCGGCCTTGGGCTTGCGCAGCGTGATGGAGGTCACCGGGCCGCTTTCGCGCTGGATCGGTTCCTCCAGCGTGACGGTGATTGTCTGCGGCGTTTTCTGCGGCGCGGGTTCGGACATGCGGGGTACTTTCTGGATCGTGCGGGGATGGGTTCTCCGGCCCGGCGCTCCCCGCGATCACGCCGGGCCGAAGCCGGCGAAGCCTAGAGGCCGATGGCGGCGCGCAGTTCGGCGTTGCGATCGATGCCGCCCGACACGAAAATGCCGGAGACCATGTCGATCTCGAGCAGCTCTTCGCCGTCGACGGTGAGCTTGTAGTACGAGGCCGCCATCTTGAACTTCTGCTCGGTATCGTCGCCCACCTTGGCCTTGCCGAGATCAAGCTCGGCGTAGCGGCCGCGCGCCACGATCTCGACCGCGCTGACCCGGCCGTTGCTGTCCGACCGGTAGGAACCGGCCCAGCGGATCATGGCGGCATCGTGCCGCGCCGCGCCGAACTGGCGGATGGGCGCCAGCAGCAGGCCGCCGGCCGAGAACTCCACCTCGATCTTGTCCAGCCCCATGTCGATCGGTACCGGGCCGGTCATGCCGCCAGCGCGCCAGTCTTCGGTTTTCATGGCGATCTTGGGCAGGGTGACTTCGGCCGTCTCGCCGGCATAGCTGACGCCGTCGAGAAAGGTGTTCATCATGCGGAGCTTGGAAGGGAGGCCCATGGCGGCTGTTCCTGTGCGTGAGGGTTAGGAGGGCGCGCGCCTTCAGCCGGCCGCGAGGCTGCCGAAGGTGGCGTAATACTTGTCGGTGATGCGCTGGTTCAGCGTCAGGCTTTCCAGCGGGGCGGTGGGGGTGAAGTCGTAATCGATAACCAGCTTGCCGGCGGCCAAATCGGTCTGGCTGTTGCTGGCCGGATCGTACCAGGCCTTGGCGCCGATCAGCAGCCCGGCCGTTACCAGCGACCGGAAGCGGGCGTTGATGGTCTCGATGATGTCGCGCACCAGCGAAGTGGTCAGCGGCTTGTCGATCGCCCAGATCAGCCCGGCGGCGATTTCATCCTGCAGCACCTGGCTGGTGCGGACCGCGCTTTCATAGCGCCACTGCGGATCGTCCGGCCCGGCGCAGGTGGTGTTGCCCCACAGGCGGAAACCGCTGGCGCGCACCAGGGTGACGATATCCTTGTCGTTCAGCGCCTGGGCATCGGTGCTGGGGTCCTGAATATCGAAGAAGATATCGCGAGATGCGCCGGTCACGCCCTGCAGCACCACGTTCGAGATCGTCTTGTTCCAGCCTTGGGCTTCATCGATCGCGGCACGCAGGCCCAGCGCGCGGGCCACCAGATCGCCGGCAAATTCGCTGCTGGTGTTGGGCCAGATCAGCGAAAGTTCGCGCGAACCGAAGGTATCGCGATAAGTGCTGACCGCAGCGATATCGGCGCCGATCCCGGCGCAGTATGCCCGGCCGCGCAGCTTGGCGGCAATGGTAGCCAGCTCGGCCGCCACGTCGGCCGTATCCAGCCCCGGTGCACCGATGATGCGGGGACGAAAGCCGGTCTGCGCTTCGGCGGCCAGCAGGGCCTTGGCCCCGGTGTAGCTGCCGGCAGTCACCCCGCCGATCACCAGATCGTCCTGATCGGCTGGATCGGCATCGGTGGCCACGCGCACCACGATCAGCACCGGGCTGGTCTGATCGGCGATTGCTTCCAGCGTGGGCAGCAGGGTGCCGGTGGTGTCTTCCGAATCGGAAAGCGCGCTGCGGATGTTGGTGACCAGCACCGGCTTGTCGAGCGGGAAGGCAGCGTTCAGGGCGGCGGTTGGCTCGCCGGCAGCAGCGGTGGCGGTTACCACGATGCCGATGATCGCGGTGGACAGCGGCGTGATGGCCCGGGCGCCGGTAGTGAGCAGGTTGGTCTTGATGCCGTGCATGGCGCGGATCCTTTCAGCGAAGCGGAATCGTGAGACGGGTGAGGGCGTTGGGCGCTGGCTGATCGGTGCGGGTGCCGATCACGGTGATCGCGCCGATGCCGGCGGCGCCATCGGCTTCCACCAGCACCTGGTTGACCGAAATGCGCGGTTCCCACAGCGCAAGCGCCTGGGCGACCGCGACAACGCAAAGCAGGCGGGTGGCGGCGTTCAAGGGCCGGTCGACCAGCTCGAACAGCAGCGAGCCGTAATCGCGGCGCATCACGCGCGAGCCCAGCGGCGTGGTGAGGATATCGCCGATCGACTGGCGCAGATGATCGTCGCCCGAAAGCGGCTTGCCGGTGGCGCGGTCCATCCCGTTCATGGGCGCGTTCCGCGCATGATCAGTCGCCATGCGCTGGGAACACAGCGCAGTTCATCGCGGCCATAAAACAGGATCCCTGCAAACAGGCACATGGGCAGGAACCAGAGCGGCATGGTGGCCAGCAGCAGGGCGGCCTTCACCCGCTCGATAGGTGTTGCGCGGTTCACTGCGGCGCTCCCGTGCTGGCGCCGCCGGCCTGTACGCCGCTGTGGGTGTGGCCCTTCAGGCTCTTGCCGTCTGCGATCACATCGCCTGTGGCGGTGAGCTTGCCGGTCAGGGTGATGTCGCCGGTGATCGTGATGCCGCCATCGGCGACCAGCATCATCGTGGCGCCGCCGGGCAGCACTGCCTCCAGTTCGTGGCTTTCGGGATCGTAGGCGATCTCCGCGCCGTCGGCGAAGCGGATAAGCTCGCGCGCGGTGTTGCCGGGGGCGGCAAACTGATCGGACGGGATACCGCGCAGCACGATTGCTGCGGCGATTTCTCCCGCCGGGCAGATCACCACCACCTGTTCGCCCACCGCAGGCGGGCTCCAGGTGCGGGTGGCGCCCATGGCGCGCTCGATCCACGGCAGCGGCGGGGTTTCGGCGTCGTCGTCGATGGTGACAGTGCAGCGCGCGCCCGCCAGATCGACAGACGCAACCTTGCCCAGGCGGATCAGGCCATCGGCGTCGGTTTCGATGTCTTCAGGGGTGCGCATGAGCCGGGCATGCCTTGCCCATGCCCATGCGCGCCAGCGCGCGGCATTGTGCGCGGCGGGGTTACAAGTGCCCCGTCAGGACAGCACGCCCATTTCGATCTTGTGCTGCACGCCAGAGGCGACTTCGGCCACGCGCATTTTGGTGGCGGCCGCATCATAGGCGCCGTCCGCATTGCGGCAGGCGTTCACCGCGCGGCGATGCACCACACCGCCGTGCGTGAACTTGACCGGCACCGTGCCGGTTTCAGGGTCATATTTGCCGATCGAGGTTTTCATCGCTTGGTCTCCTGCGCGCCGATCAGGCCGGCGCCTTTACGCTCCACGAAATGCCGTCGAGCCGGTTCTGTGCACCTTCGCCTTGCCACTGCACCTGAACCGAAAAGCCTGTCTCGGTTATGGTGTTGGCCAGAATCTGGGTCATGTTGTCCTTGTAGATCGTGGCGCTGGTGAGGATCGGCGTGAGCTGGATGTCGCCCGCAAGCGGGGGCGCCGAATAAGGCTGCGGGAAGGTGATCGGATACACCGCTTCAATCGTCGCCGCGCGCGATCCCCACTGTTCCAGCCATGTGCCGCCATTGCCGTCGGGCTGCGAATACCACCGGCCGTTCGCGTTGCTGCCCGATGCGAAAGCCGCCGCCAGCTGGAATGCACTCGCATGCTTGCCATCCAGCAGGTCGGCATCAAGTCCGGAGCCGGACCCGTCGAGCGTGAGGATCTTCGCGAAAATGGCGGCGGCGGTGACCAGCGCGTCGACATAGTCCTTGCGGGTGGCATGGCCGGCTATCGTGGGCGCGCCAGGCAGGCCGAGCGCTCCGGTCATGGTGTCGCCCGCGCGGTTCACTGGGGTGTAGCCCAGCGCGCCGGCCGCTACCGCGTCGATTACGAACTTGCGGGTGGCGGCGTGCATGTCGGCGCTTGGCGCTGCGTGCAGGGTGAGAAATCCGGTTAGCGCATCGCCCGCGCGGTTGACCGGGGTGAAGCCCAGGCGTGCGGCGATATCGGTATACCAGGCGCCGTGCTGGCCATCGAGCAGATCGGCATCGAGGCCCGACCCGGCACCATCGACGCTGAGCAGCTTTGCCAGCAGCGCGGCGGCGGTGACCAGCCCGTCAACGTAATCCTTGCGCGCCGCGTGCGCAGCCAGGCTGGGCGCGGCATGCAGCGAAAGGAACCCGGCAAGCGCATCGCCCGCGCGGTTGACCGGGGTGAAGCCCAGGCGCGCGGCGATATCGGTATACCAGGCGCCATGCTGGCCATCGAGCAGATCGGCATCAAGGCCCGAACCCGCCCCGTCCTGTACCAGCAGCCAGCCCAGAACAGCAGCCCTGGCGGTCGCCGGGGTAAGCGCGCGCAAGGCATCGATCCCGGCCTGTGCCTCCACCGGCGTGGCCAGCTCCACCACACCCTGCACGGTTTCAGAGGCGGGCGGGTTCATAAAGCCCGCATCCCCGAAAGA